ACGTCGGCGCATTTGCTGGAACTCGGATAGCTCTATGCTTCGCCGTGAGGGTATCCCCGAGGCGTTTGAATTCAAAGGTTCGGCAATCTTTATTACTAACTTGAAATTTGAGAATCTCAAATCTAAGAAATTGCAAGATCATCTCGAGGCTCTGCAAAGTCGTTGTCACTTTCTTGACCTGACGATTGACACGGAACGTGATAAAATTCTTCGTATCAAACAGGTTCATCGTGATTGCGACGGTGGTTTGTTCCGTGACTATGATTTTGAAGGTGACATGGGTGATCAGGTCCTCAACTTCATGGAAACAAACAAATCTAAACTCCGTGAATTGTCGCTACGTATGGCACTGAAGATTGCGGATCTGACTAAAGTGTCTCCGACAAACTGGCGTGTACTTGCTGAAAGCACTGTGATGAAACGCGGTTAATTATTGTCTCTCGTTTGAGGGGGAGAAATCCCCCTTTTTTTGCCTTTTAACTTGATTATTATTTTGGACTAGCGTATACTTGTAGGATGATAACAGACCCCGTTAAAATAACCATAGAAAATAATAAAATTTTAATGAGCTTACCATTCTCAAAAAATTTTATTAAAGATTTACGAAGCCAAGACATTTTTAGTTTAAAGTGGGATTACTCTAATAGTAGATACGAAGCGGTATTTTCAACAGACAGTATTAAAAGAATAATCCAAGTAGTTTCCGATCATTTTTCTACTATATTATATTGTCCTGTGGCAACCAAAGTGCTTGCCACTATTAATGAATATTCAAGAATTAAATATTGGCAACCTACTCTAGTATGTAGAAATGATTTTTATTACATTGCTGCCAGCAATGAACATTTATATAACGCAATCATAAATATTCCATTAAATAGCAATGTAAAAACAATATCATTACTTGCTGAATATGGAATAGCAGTTGACCAAGAATTGATTGAATCCGACAATAGATTGCTATTTGCATCTCAGTTTTTCACAAGAATTGATTACGACAAGACCGAAAATATAATACAGAGGTTGAAAGATATTGATTGTGATTGTGCAATCTTTGCTAATAGACCTTATACTGCTGTAGGTAGTACACTGTACACCGACTTAATAAAACAAGGGTTTCATGTAACAATAATGCATGATGAATTGAATTTAGATTTGGAATACAAAAAAGTTAAACGTCCAGTTATGATTAAATTTTTATCTAATTATCTGCCCTTTGATTACAGTTTAAATATTAAAAAGGTAATTAAAATTACCAATTCTTTACCGGTCTATGTTAAATGAAACAATGTAAAATTATAGTTAAGGACGAGGTTAACGTAAAGATAGAAGGATTAGAATTATCTGAACGTAAAGCCCTTGTAAAAATGTTTGAGTACGAGATACCTGGGGCAAGATATTTACCAAGTGTCCGATTGGGCAGATGGAATGGCAAAGTCAGCTATTTTAGTTTAGGTGGCAGTACATTTATTAATTTATTGCCCGAGATTCTTCCTATCCTAGATAGGGCAGGGTACGACATTGAATTAGAAGATATCAGAGAATATCGTACAACCTTTGAATTCGCGGAAGTGTCCGAGGCAACGTTTGCCCATAAAGTTTGGCCCAAAGGTCATCCTAAAGTGGGTGAGCCAATTGTACTTAGAGATTATCAAATTCAAATTGTCAATGATTTTTTAAGTAATCCACAAAGTTTGCAGGAAATTGCTACTGGTTCGGGCAAAACTATTATGACTGCCGCACTAAGTTATAGTGTAGAAAAATATGGTCGCAGTATTGTTATCGTTCCAAACAAAAGCTTGGTAACACAAACCGAAGCAGATTATAAAAACCTTGAATTAGATGTAGGTGTTTACTTTGGTGATAGAAAAGAAATAGGAAAAACTCATACTATCTGTACTTGGCAAAGTCTTAACAATATGCTTAAGAAAACAAAAGCAGCCGAGGCTGAGGTTCCAATTGGTGAATTTTTAGATGGTGTAGTATGTGTAATGGTTGATGAGGTCCATAGTGCAAAGGCAGACGGCCTTAAAACACTATTGACAGGAGTAATGTCACACATACCAATTCGTTGGGGATTAACTGGAACTATTCCTAAAGCTAAGTTTGAAGCTCAGGCTTTGTTTGTAAGTTTGGGTCCCGTAATAAATAAACTTTCTGCTAGTGAACTACAGGACCAAGGAGTTCTAGCCAAGTGTCATGTGAACATTGTTCAACTGCAAGATAAGGTAGAATTTTCAAATTATCAAAGTGAACTAAAACATTTACTTGAAGATAAAACTAGACTAGACAAAATTGCAGACTTGATAGATAAGATTAAAGATTCAGGTAACACTCTAATTTTAGTAGACCGAGTTAACGCAGGAAATGAAATCGTAAGTAGAATCCCTAACAGTGTTTTTATTAGCGGTGAAACAAAACTAACGGAGAGAAAGGACGAGTATGACAGTGTGGCAATTAGCGATGGAAAGGTTTTGGTGGCGACTTACGGTGTGGCCGCTGTGGGTATTAACATCCCCCGCATTTTTAATTTGGTTCTTATTGAGCCCGGAAAAAGCTTTGTCCGCGTTATACAGAGTATCGGGCGAGGCATTAGAAAGGCAGAGGATAAGGATCACGTGGAGATCTGGGATATAACTAGCAGTTGCAAATTTGCCAAACGCCATTTGACACAACGAAAAGTTTTTTACAATGAAGCCTCATATCCGTTTTCAATTGAAAAATTAAATTATAAATGATATACTCATAATATGAACATACTAACCTTAGACAATCAATACTACAACCTAGAAAATCTTCCTGAGGAAATCGATGACCTTAGGTTCGCTATACTAGACAACTCTAATCCAGCTAACGTAGACTATCATTATATCCCATTAATCTTTTTGGAAAGCTTTAATAGTCCTGCACTTGTACTTCAGATTGGTGATCATAAAATTAAAATGCCAGTTGATTGGCAAATACTAATTGGTGAAAAAGAACATGGTGATCTAGAAACACTACCTCTGACTAGTATAAATGATAGGGGATTTTCAGCATTTGAATTTAATCCTCTGTCATCATTTAGTCCCAGCTTTCTACCAATTGAGATAGTAGACATTTATCATGACGTAACTTGGTATGCACCTAGATTAAAGAATGGTCAATTTTTGTGTGTGCCGCTTGAACTCGGCCCTAAACCCCAATGTGCTTATTTTGTAAAAGAAGTAAGCCGTAACTGTGAATTGGTTGATTATAATCAGGCATTTTAATGGCAAAAGAAAAAGTAGCTACTGACGAAAAATTTGACAAACAGGATTTTGACTTGTTTGAGGCCCTTAGTGCTTTAGATAAAAAAGACTATGGGTATTATGATAGACTAACTACAGAACAGAAAAAGAAGTTCGTACCTTTTATGATGCTGCATTGGATGAGTGCTATTAAAGGTTCTAAAGATTTACAAAGCTACTACTTACAAAGTGTAGATTATCATACTAATAAATATTTCCTTAATGAAACTGTATCTAAGCATCCTAAACTACAATGGCTAATGTTATGCGCTAGTAGCCCTGGCTTAGGTAAACAGTTTCATCAATGGATCCCTCATATCAAAGACCGAGTAAGTAAACTCAAAGAACCTGCTAAATTAAAAGACACTAAAGAGTATTTTACTAAAATTTATCCTAAAGCTAATAAGGAAGAATTACAAGAAATTACTATTACCTTTGTTGAATCACAAAATCGTAAAATGCATTTGGCAAAGTTATTCCCTAACCTAAAACTTGAAGATATAGAAGTCTTAAATACCTTAATTACCGATGCTGATATTGAAACCTATGAAAGAGACTTGGGAAACTAAACCTTATTCTTGCGAGTTTTGTAAGAGATCCTTTCGTAGAGAATCCACGATAATTTCACATATCTGTGAGTCCAAACATCGTTGGATGGATAAAGATAAGCAAGGTAATAGATTGGGTTTTCAATCTTGGATAGAATTTTATAAGAAAAATTCTACTAGTAAAAAACAAAAAACATATGAAGAATTTATCCGCAGTGCCTATTATACTGCATTTGTAAAATTTGGTTCGTATTGTGTAGATGTAAATGTATTAAATGTAAGTAGGTACATTGATTGGCTATTGAAAAATCAAATTAAAATTGACGCATGGTGTCAAGATACTAATTATACTAAATTCTTAATTGAGTATTTGCGTATAGAAGATCCTCTAGATGCTGTTGCTAGAAGTATTGAAACTACTATCAATATGGCAGAAGTTGACCGAATTCTTAGTAAAGATTATTTGAGATATGGTAATTCAAATAAGATTTGTTATGCGATTACTACAGGTAAATTGAGTCCATGGATTCTTTATCATAGTAATAGTGGAAAAGAATTCTTAGACAAACTAGATGAATCGCAAATTAAAATGGTAATTGATTATCTGAATCCTGAACTATGGGCAATTAAATTTAAACGTGAACCTGAAAAGGTTGATGAAGTTAAATCATTATTAACTATGGCAGGTTATTAATGCATTGTATAAGAATTTGTTGGCAAAAGGGTGATACTATTACCAATTGGGATGAAATCTGCATATGGGCTATAGAACAATTTGGGTTACCCGGGACTAAGTTTACAGCACATCCCACACAAGATTACATGGATTTTTTATT